CTTTACAAGGCATTGATCCTTCGGATGAGCAGTCAAAGACTCCCGAGCTTTGGATCTTCAGTTGATTACGAATGGTCTGGTAATGAGTTGAAGATAGTAGGAGGATCTAGGACCAACCCTAGTACGTTGAATTTTAATTGTCAGAATAATACAAGCGTCTTAGCTGTTACACAATGGCCAGGATATTTTCCAATAAGTGGAACAAGTGTATTTAATGGTTGTACAAGTTTATCAAGTTTAGCGTCTGGTTCACCAAATATTAGTGGATCAATAGAGAGTTGGTTTAGGAATTGTACAGCTCTAAGAAGTATTCCTTCTGGACTTTTATTAAATGTATCAGGAAGTGATGCTAGTAATTGTTTTAGAGGTTCTGGAATAACAAGTGTGCCTTTGGACTTATTCGGAAGTAATCTTACATTGTTCGCTAGTGTATTCAGAGATTGTAAATCGCTTTCGAGTGTATCAGGTAGTCCTTTTAGAAATGGTACTGATTTTGAGTCAGCTTTCAATGGTTGTAGTTCGCTTTCAAGTGTTGGAAGTTCTATTTTCCCACGAAATGCAGAATCGTTTTATTACACGTTTACAAACAGTGGGATTTCTTCGATTCCTTCTGGTTTATTTGATAGTTGTGTATACGCAACTACTTTCGAAGGATTAGTTTCTTCTTGTACCAATTTGAGAAGTATTCCAGCTAGATGTTTCAGGAATTGCACAAGAGCTACTAATTTCAATGTATTAGCTCATAGTTGCACATTACTGAGTAGTATAGGTTCAGATTGCTTCCCCACTAGTGCTTCTAGTTTCAGTTGGTCTTTCATTGATTGTAAATCATTGACAGATATTTCTGGATGTAAGATTGAGAATGGAAATGTGACTACTTGGGCAAGAGCTTTTGAAGGTTCTGGTGTACAAAGAATTCCACCAAGATTTTTTGCTGGTCAATCTCGATTGGTTTCAGTAGCTTCTTGTTTCAAGAATTGTACTAATTTAACAGAATGGGCTCCAGATGGAGGAGCTGAGTCTTCTCATGGTACATTTAACGGTTGCACTTCTTTACAGAATATGTCAGAATTTTTGAATGGTTGTATAAGAGTTGGTGATTCAACTTATAACTCGCTACAAGTGATTGTTATATCGCAAAATATAGCTTCTACAGTTACTAACTGGAATTATGCTTTCTTGAATTGTAGTGAATTACAATCTATGCCTATTATTGCAGAATCTAAACCAATTACACTGGGTTGGCTTTGGGATTTAGCTCCTTCGTCAGCATCACATTATCAAACTTTCAAAGGATGTTCAAAGATATCTTATTCAAATTTGATTCCGTCAGGTTGGAAATAAATTTTTAATATATATGAGTCAATTAAATATTAATAGAAACATGTTCTTAGAGAAAGAAGAATTGGTTAATTTCCAATCTTTCTTTGCAAGTGAAATGCTTTTTCAAGTATTGTTACAAGCAACATTTAGTTTTGGTATCATCACCAACAATCCAGCTAAAGCCAATGGTAGTGGAACCGCTCCTAGCGGAGTAGAATATAACGATCCTTTTATTGTACAACAAGGTTCTGTTGCAAACAGTATCAAGGTTTTACCAGGAATGGCGATCAATAGTTTAGGACAATTTATAAAGATTGATGTAGAAGACAACATTCAAGTTCCTAATGATAGCCTATTCTATTGGGTGAAAATCGCATATGCAACTAGAAACTATGAACTTGGTATTGTTTCAGTTAACACTAAAGGTGTAGTTTCTGGTACTGCAGATTTTTCTGGTAAAGTAAGAGGTCAATCAACGAGCACATCTACATGTATTCGTTTCGTAAAAGACGATGGTTCCATACCGTTAAATAATGGTATTTACCAAGTTGTCAATGTTATCGATAATCAAAATTTAGTCTTGACTTCTAATACGACTTTTGTCGCAGAATCAAATTTAAGACCGATTGTATTAGGAACTCTTCCTATTGGTGGTGTATTTTCACAATCTCAGAGAGAAGGTCTTTATGTTTATGATTATTATGAGATTTCTTTGATTCAGGAAACTTCTGTAGAAACTCCTCCTGAAAAAGGAGATAATGAATTTTACATTGCTCGTATCAAGAATACAAACGGTACATTTACCATTGATAATACGGTCAAGAGTGAGTATTGGGCTTTAGGAAATTTAAAAGCAACAAAATAATGAGATTATATTATACAGTATCTTCTGGATACAACGATCCACAATCAAAATTAGTCAATTCACTAGGTGGTTTCAAATCTTCGACTCCTGTACCCAATGATCAGGATAACAATGTTTTTGATGAATTGAGCCTTCTTTCTCTTGTAAAAGGTAAAACTCAATATATTGGTTTGATTTTGAAAAATGAACTAGGAGTTGAAGTTAAAAATGTTCAACTTTGGTTTGAAACACCAGAAGGTAGTTATGGTTCTTTTCAATTAGCTGCTGTTCAAACTGATAAGAATAACGAAGGACAACCTTTTTTTGAAATGATCCCAGATATTTTCAGTAAACCTTTTTACGCTGAATTTCATCAAGCGACTGAGCTTGACAAAGCTACTATTGGAGATATGGAGATTGATCAAGAAATAGGTTTATGGCTGTGTCGATCTATTGATAAGAAGACTGTGATAGAAGATTACAATAATGTCGCTGAAAAAGATACTGCAACTGAAAACAGGTACAAACCTATAGAAAAGGCAACAGAAGAATCCATTGCTTTTCAAATTAGTTGGGAGTGATAGATTCATTTTGTATATTTACAAGGTAAAAGGATGATTAATTCATCCTTTACTTTTAAAATCAAAGATACAAACATTGTATGTCATTAGAAGAAAAGTTTGTTGAGTTGTACGAGTATATTCAAGGTAGTGTCTTGAATAACCCAAGTTTTCGTCTAAAAATCAATAAGAAACAAAAATCTACTCTTTCAATTTTCCTGAGTAGAGTAGAAGATTCTAGTATTGATTTATGGGAATATCTGCTGTTTCAATTTAGTTTTAAAGTAATTACAGGAACAAAGTTTCCTGTTATACCATTAAATCATATAATAGGTAAGAACGCTTTGAAACGATGGGATGAACGAACTATAGAACAACAATACATGACTTCAAAGTTTGTTCAATCTTATAAATTGAGATCACCTATTAAAGACGAGTCGATAAAAATAAGCGAAAGATATTTTGACGAACAACGACGAAAAGATTTTTCTTCTCCTAGAGGTTACATAAGATGTTTGTCGTTTGGTGGTCTTTTTAATGAGATGAAATGTAAGAGTTGCAGATATTTTTATGTATGTGAAACAGAATGATTATGGAAAAGAAAAGGTATAAAACTGAAGAAGAAATGATTTTGTGGAACGAAATTTCAAAATCATTGAATTATAACAAAGATCGGATAGACAACATTCTATTTGATGAAGAAGTGTATCAAGGTATATTATCAGCAATGAGAGAATATCATAAATATGTGGAGAAAGAAGGTTAAAGAAGAAGTTCGTCCATGTGTAAAATGTGGTACAAATCATTTGATTTATAATAGGATTAAGTGGTTGTGTAAAGATTGTGATAAAGAAGTAACACGAGAGCGAAGGGGAGATCTTCAATCTTTATTTCAAGAAATATGGAATGAGAGACCTCATAAATGTACCAAATGCGGAAAAGACCTTGGAAACGATCCAAAGCCTATTTTCTTCTCACATATAAAGTCTCGTGGAGCTCATCCTGAATTGAAGATGGATAAAAACAATATTAGACTTCTTTGTTCAGCTTGTCATAAGTTTGAAGATTTTAACGAAAGGGAGTGATTATGTTACATAGATTGGTTTTGATAAAAGCTCTTAGTTTGTGTCTTAAAATTATCGAAGATAATCCTTCGACAGGTCTTATATCTTCTAAATTAAAGACATTGATTGAAGTAGAAGATGAAGAAAGTTTTAAAGAATTTCGATACGAATGTTTGAAAAGATTCCTTTTCAAAAGAAATCTTGAACAGTCAAAAAGTAAATTTATCACACTTGGAAGTGGTGATAAAGTAATTACTCTTCCAAAGTATTATGTATTGACTTATAGTAAAGATTGGGATAGTAATGGAGCTGCAATCCTTAATATTAATGAGATGCCAGAAGAGGTCAACCTCAAAGACAACCCTATTAAAAATTTAAGGATCATCTATGATGACGTAGATGCAAGAGATAGAGATTTCGATAAGATTCAGACGATAATGAAAGTATGAAGTATTTATTAAAAAATGCCAATTTAACAGGCATAACAAAATTTTTAAATGATAATTTCTCAAAGAAAGATTCAAACGAAAGATTCAATCCTAGAGATGTATTAGGTTACATCAATCGAGGTAAGTTACCAGAATATTTAGGTGGTAACAAAATTGTTGAAGTAGAACAGCAAAATTGTAGTGTAAAACTTTATAATATCCAAAATAATGAAGACAAGTAGTAAATATGTCATAATTTTTGACCTTGAAACAGGTGGTTTATGTTCAAAAGATAAACTGGCTTTTTATGATGTACCAATAGTAGAATCTGCAATGGTAGTCGTAGATATGGAAAAATTAGAAATTTGCGATGAGTGTTCGTTGATTGTCGAAAGAGATTATAAAGAAGGTTTGATTTATGAACAGCAGGCAATCGATGTTCATGGGATCACAGAAGAAATTCAAAATTCAAAAGGAGTTTCTTTAAAAGAGTTATACAAGAAGTGGTTGGAACTATTTAAAAAATATAAGAATCCTCGTCAATTATGTACTTTATCAGGTCATAACATAGTCGGGTATGACGTGCCTTTCATTAG